AACCCCATCCGAGCTTATCCGGCTCTGGTGGGAACACGCGGACCCTTTCGAGGATGGCAGCAGGCAGCGCCGGTTCTTGCTGGCGGCCTATCAGAAGCGCCTCGGCCAACTCACCGGAGCGCGCGCAGGATGACCGACAAACAATCATTCCGCCTCGTCAACGACAGAGTGCGCGCCAATGCCTCTAGGGCGGTCGCTGAGGCCCCTGACGGGTTTGTCGTGACCATTGGCCCGCGCAAGCGGTCTAGCGACCAGAATAGCCATTTCCACGCGATCTGCACGGACCTCGCGGCATCGCCTCTCAAGTTCGCCGGCAAGCGTCGGGACAAGGACGAATGGAAAGCGCTCCTGATCTCTGGGCACGCCGTCGCGACTGACAACCCCGGCGAAGTCATTCCCGGCCTTGAGGGTGAGTTTGTCGCGATCCGGGAGAGCAGCGCCACTATGAACGTGGGACGCGCTGCCAGCCTCATCACCTACGCCCTCGCCTACTGCGATGCCAATGGCATCGAACTGAAGGCGACGAACGCGGCGGGGTACGGATACCAGGAGCGAGCAGCATGAGGGTTCTTGTTTGCGGCGGACGTGACTACGACAATGCCGAGCGCGTGAGCGAGGTGCTGACCCGGCTGCATCGGTTCTCTGAGCCTATCGACGCGATCATTGAGGGCGCGGCGACCGGCGCAGACAGACTGGGCCGCGACTGGGCCGAAGCTAATGGCATCCGCGTCGAAAGCTATCCGGCGAACTGGGGCGATTATGGAACCGCCGCAGGTCCGATCCGCAACGCTCAAATGATCGAAGAAGGGCGGCCTCGTCTAGTCATCGCCTTCCCCGGAGGCAAGGGCACCCGGAACATGATCAAGGTCGCCCGCAAGGCAGGCGTCGAGGTGATCGAAATTGCCCCGTAGCGTCCCCGAATGGATCGGCAAGACCGACGACACTCCCGCACCTCCCCGTGTCCGCGTGCGCGTCTTCGAACGCTGCGACGGCAAGTGCGGGCAGTGCAGCCGGAAGATCAGACCCGGCGAAGGCTGGACGCTGGAACACCTCATCGCCCTCATCAATGGCGGTGAGAACCGGGAACGGAATTTGGGCGTCACCTGCGATTGGTGCCTGCCCGCGAAAAACGCTGCAGACGTTGCCGAGAAGGCCAAGACGTACGCGGTGAAACTGAAGCACCTGGGGATCAAGAAGCCTTCGCGCGGATTTCCCAAGGCCGAGCCCCAACGAACTGCAACGCGCGAACTGCGCAGGAAATCCGAGAGGGAAACCACATGACCATCCGACCGATCCTTGGCGTTTTCGCCATTGCCGGGACTACCGTTCTGCTCACTGGCTGCGAGCCCTTGGAGAACGTGCTGAAGGTCGCCAACAACGGCCAGCCTATGCCGGGCGCCCCCTCTCAGTCCGCGCTCTACGTCTCCCCTAGTGGAGATAGTGGTGTTCCGGTTGTGGAAATGGAGCGCGAGCCCTGCGTGATTTTGGCGACTGAGTTTCGGCAGTGGATGTGCTCGGAGGACGGGCGAAAAATCCTCATTCCGTGAGGTGGAAAACACCGCGAAAGTCCTGGAAACCTTGGACTTTTCGATGATTTGAGACTACAGTAATTCACTGATCCGAACAAGGATTTTAGTCGATGGACTACTACGATGCCTATCCCGAAATGACCGCCGAGGAAGAGCACCAGCAGTGGCTCGCCGACTGCCTCGGTGAAGTGCGTTGGCCCATCGAAGATGACGGCTACCTCGAGGCTCTTGATGAGCAGGCAGGTGCAGCATGAGTTCTCGGGCGATGGTCCGCTGCGGCGACTGCAAGCACTTCATCCGTGATGGCAAATGCGGGTTCCTCGACACCGCCGAGGGCAGGGATAAAGAGCGACCGTTCTCGCATGCGCCGTTCTGGGTTTGGTCGGATTGCTACAGCGACCGCGAACAAGTCCGGCAGAACGTGGAGTCCGCATGCTCGACTTTCGCCAAGGCCGGTGTGGGCGACGACAGAGGAACACCATGAGCGACCGAATGGAACGTGAAGCTCTGATACGCGGCCTAAGCTCTATCCGCGACATGCTCCAAATCATGGAGGCCACAGGCGGGGTATCGACGGCAAAGGGCGAGCGCCCATCACAGACCATCAGCGCGGCCATGCAGATGCTGGACCTACTCGGCACCCGATGCGAGGGGCGGGAAACGGAGATCGACGTGCTTGGCGAACTGCTAGCGCGCCTCGCTCAGGAGCAGGCGCTTCTTCTATCCCCCCTTTCCTCTATTAAGGAGGTGGGGAAGTGAGGGACTTTCCGAACCACAGCTTCACGAGCAAGGAAGAGCGCAGCACGACCAGCGACAGAACCGCGCCCCTATCAGAGGCCGGGACGAGCGTAGACCCAGCAGTGACCGCAGAAATGGACCGCATCCGGCGCTCGCAGATGACGCATGTCGCGGACGCGGAAGACCTCATCACCTACGCCAAAGAGATTGTCGCGTTGCGCACCCTCATCCAACCCACCCCCGCAGAGACAGAGCCGGTCGCGTGGCACTGGGAAGCCTCTGACGGGCAGTCCGCGTGGCCGGTGTGGGTAATGCAGGCAGAGCGTCCGAAGCACGCTCCAGCCAGTGCTGTACCGCTGTACTCCGAAGCCCAAGTCTCTACCCTATCACGGCATCTAGAAGAAGCGAGGGAGGCGCTGGAGCAAGGGTTCATGACCGCCAACAGCGACGGCCAAACCGGACGCTACGAGGTTGTCATCAAGTTCCGCGACATCAAGGCGATGCAGGCCGCTCACGGCGCACTGGTCAATTTCGCCCGCCGTGCCAAGGAGACCGTGAGCCATGGGTGAGCGGAAACTGACGAAGGCGCAGAAGGAAGCCCTGACAATCGCACAGCGCTCTGGCGGCGTGATCGGCCTTGGCCCCCACGCAGCAACGGTCGCGAGCCTTCAGAACCGGGGCTTCCTTGCCATCCAGCGCGACAAGCACGGCTACTTCCCAATCACCGACGCCGGCCGCTCCGCATTGGAGGCCAGCAATGGGCGGTCCTAGACCCTTCGGACGAGACGCCAAGTACTGGTGGGCTTCGGCTGCAATCGGCTTAGCCCTGGTATTCGGGTATTTGTATGGATGGCCGGTGGTGAAGGGGTGGATCCAGTGAACGCACTTCCCAAAATCTTCACCATGGACGAGGTGGCCGAACACCTGCGCGTAAGTCGCCGCGTCTTGCAGGAACTAATCAAGGCCCACCCCTTCTACCGTACTGCGGGGCGGCGTAAGCTGTTTACTGAGAGCGATCTGTCCAAGCTTATCGAGGCCCTGCCATGCCCCTCAAACTCGTTCCGCCCCGCGCGGGCAAGTCGCCCAACTACTCGATACGCGGGACGTACTACGGGGTCACAATTGACCGAACTACGGGAACTGCTGATCGCACGAAAGCCAGCAAGGCGCTCTCAAAGCTCAAGGCAGACATCGAAAGTGGTGCCTATGCGCCGCGCTCCGGCGTAACCTTTGCCGAGGCGGCTTTATCGTACATCAGGTCAGGTGGAGAGGATAGGTTCTTGCTGCTCTTGACCGACCATTTCGGCAACACGCCGCTAGCTCAAATCGACCAATCAGCAATCGACGCCGCTGCTCATGAGATCTACCCAGACGCCGCGGCGGCGACGCGGAACCGGCAGGTTTATACCCCCATGTCGGCCATTCTGAAGCACGCCAAGGTTCACTACGCCGTGCGGCGCCCCAAGGGGTCCCAAGGCGAGGTGCGGACGAACTGGCTATGGCCCAAGCAGGCATTCGCCCTGCTGGACGCTGCGGAGAGGGTGGATGTGGAGTTTCGGGTGCTGCTGGCCGTGCTGCTCTACACCGGCCTGCGGTTGAGCGAAGCCCTTCGGTTGGAGGTGGATTGGCTCAACTTGTCGGAGAGCTTCGCTTACATCCCCAAGACGAAGAACGGGGACGCTCGCGCGCTCTACCTGCCTCCGTCGCTGGTGTCGGAGTTGGCAAACCATCCGCGCGGCCTAGATCGGCCCGGACAGACGGTGGTGCGGTTCCGCAAGAACGGGCATCTCTACAAGCTTCTAGGGAGGGTTTCGTCCGCCGCTGGCGTGGAAACCGACTTCCACACCTTCCGGCATACCTGGGCCACGTGGATGCGCCGTTACGGCAAGCTCGACACGAAGGGGCTGATGGGAACCGGGGCTTGGAAAGACGAGAAATCAGCGGCCCGTTACCAGCATGTCGTGGTGACTGAAGAGATGACCCGCGCAGACCTCTTGCCCGTCCCGAAACGTGGAAAAGTCGTGGACAATGGCAAATAGCATAGTAGATTCAACGGAAGGGTATCCCCTTGGTAAGGGAGAGGTCTGGAGTTCAATCCTCCATTGCAGCACCACTCTCTCCCCTAGGAAATCTGGACTTTTCGAGCGCTCATGCCGCCGATCCGTTCGGCATCATTCGGCAGAACGACTCGCGAACATACTCGTGGACCACGTGGAAAATCCGTGGAGCACGTTCCGCACCTGTTCTGGGAGTCATGCATGGCTAGTTACAATCGTGGCCAGAAAACCGTCAGCGATGCAGTGTCGGTCTATCTCATTCGTGGCGGTGGGCACTTCAAGGTTGGAACCGCCCGAGACGTTTCGGCGCGGCTACGCGGCCTTCAGACGGCAAACCCCTTTGACCTCACCGTCGAGGGAACATGGACATACAGCACGCGCGTCGAAGCTCTTTTGGTTGAAGCTTACGCACATGACGAGCTTGCCACCCAGCGGGCCCGCGGGGAGTGGTTTTGTGACGGGAGCATTGACCCGTTCCATCTGCTTGACGAGTGCCACAAGGGCTATCTGCGCATCGTTGACGAGTTCGGCCGCCGCTACTGGTGGAACAAGGACTGCATCGCCCAGATCCCGGCAGTCGCAATCTTGCAGCAGCGCATAGCCGCATAGCAACCGTTCTGAGGAGAAGAGAAAATGACGGAAGACCGACTGGAATTAGAAATTTGGCGTGGGGAAGACTACCTCGCAGGCGTCGAGGGCCCGCGAAAGGACGCTGTGCGCGAAATCTTGCACTACCTTGCGATTAACGGGCAGGACGGCGACGCGATGCGAGTCGTGGAAATCAAGCGCGTTCCATTCGATCTAGGCTTGCTCCTCACTCCCTCGTCTTCCTCCCCTCCTGACCACCCACCCCACTGAGGAACGGAAAAATGGCAGACTGGAAACCGATTGAGACGGCGGCGGTGGAGGCGGACGAGGCTTTCCAGTTGCCGGGAGTGCTGGTGCTGATCCCGAATACTCGATGGCCGGTCAAGATGGGGTTCTGGCGGAAGTCCGATCAGAGATGGGGCTGGTACGGCTCTAGCGGAGTTCGCCATGAGAGGGATAACCAGCCAACCCACTGGATGCCTCTCCCCGAGCCCCCTCACCGTATCGTCGGCGTCCCTCCCGGCGAATAGATGATGTTGCTGGCCTTCTCGTCACAGACTGCGCAGCGGTATGCAGACAGGAACCTGGGGCGCTCGTCCACTATGCGAAAGTCAGGTCCGAAGCGGTCTATTGCGGCTTGGATGTCTATGCTGCGGCCGTGCCGATTTGGGCAGAATACGCTTATGTCGTCACCGTTCTGAAGGGCTTGTAGGAGAGAGCCGTGGACGGGCGGATGGGACATGAAAAACGCGGGTGGAAACTGCGGAAAAGCCCGGATTTGCTGGACTTTTTGACTACCAGATGCTAGAACGAAACTGGAACGGAGGCAAGCGAAATGAGCGACTATTACGACGCCTACCCGAACATGACCCCTGAGGAAGAGGCCGCTGCATATCTGGCCGACTGCCTCGATGAAGTTCGCTGGCCCATCGAGGGTGAAGGATATCTCGAAGCGCTCGATGAGCAGGCTTCCGCCGCATTCAATGGAGAATCGACATGACAATTGACGCTGGAATTCGCGCTCGCGTTGAGGCTAGCATGTGCATGACCTACGGCGAAGCACACCCGGAGGGCCGTGAAGAGGCGCGCATTAGCCGCGAGGACTGGGACGCGCTGTTGGGCACGCTGCGCTTGGTCTGGGCGTCCCATCAGGACGACATGACGCCGGTCGTTAAGCAGGCCGTCCGCGAAACGCTGGCGCTGCAATGAGCGCCCATTCCAAGGAAGTGGCCCGCATCCTGCGCGAGCAGTTCGGGCGCACCAAGAGCGATGCCGACTGGCTCTCGTGCAACACCAGCATGGGCATCACGCCGCGCACTGACCGTGACGCGAGGGAGTTGCGTCTAGCCGAACAGATGGCTCTCACGCGCCTCGCCATGCCTAACCTGACGGCTGAAGAAGTCCAAGGTCTTCGCGCCGATCTCGCTAGAACGCGCCCCTCCCCTCATAAGGATTGAACCATGAGCGAGACATGCGACACCTGCCAGCACTTCCGTCGCGATCCTCAATCGGAACGAGGGTTTGGTGAGTGTGGTCGCTGGCACCAAGGATATTGGACCAAAGAAGCCGAGATGGCCGACGACGAAGTTCTTGTTGAGAGCGACGAAGGCTGGGGAATGATTATGGGCCCGAAATTCGGGTGCGTCCTTTATGTCGCCGCGCAGGGAGTGCCCGCATGAGGTTCCCCACCTATCCCCCAGACATACTCTCCAGAGCAGATGCCCTTCTCTCAGAGAAATACGGCACAGACATTGACCCTCTGCTCGTAGAGATAGCTTGTGAGGCGATGATGACTCAGCGCGAGTTCGATGCGAAGCTTCTGGAAGAGGGCTTCGACAAGCCCGTTGCCGAGGCGTACCGCAATGACGGTCAGCCCAGCAAGAACGACACATGCCCGCACGGCCGCTACATGTACGAGGACTGCGAAGCCTGCGCCGCCAAGGCCATCAGGGGAACGAAATGAGCGACTGGCAGGACATCTCAACAGCGCCGAAAGACGGAACTGCCGTCTACGCTGGCAAGGTCGGCGTCATGTCGATTGGCGGCGCCCCGCTCTACCCGCTCGTAAGCCGCTACCTCGACGGCAAGTGGCAATCAGTCTTTGGCGACAACCGCTGGGCACCGTACGAGCCGCAGCCTACTCACTGGCGGCCCCATCCCTCTTCACCCTCTCCATGAACAACCGAATGAACCTCTCTACCTCGTGGGGAAGGCCTTGAGGCAATGGAGCAAGGTTGTGTTCCTTGATGACTTCCGAGGCCAGCCGGCAGAACGTTTCCTCGAATGTTTCGGGGCGCTCTGGAGGCATGAAACACCTTAGCTAATCTGCGCGCCCGCTATATACGAGCGTGAATAGGCGAGATTGATATACGAACGTGAATTGCCGAACTGGGCCGTCACTCATCCCGAATGATGGTGACCTTCGCGCCAGGGGTTAGCCCAAAGTGCGCAATCTGCTCTTCGATGATGTCAAGCGCGCCTTGAGCAGCCCTACTCCGCTTCTGCTTTGCGAAGGCAGTTCGATAAGCATCCAGGTACTCATGGAGGTCGGTCTTGAGGATGTATTCGGGACGCATCAGGCCCTCGCGAGTAACTGGCAAACTGAGGCGGCCGGAACGACAAACCCAAAGGCAGCAATCCCGTACTGAGTAGGCATCAGGCCAACGGCGATACCCACGACATTGCCGTTTGCATCCACCACACCGCCACCGGATTGACCGTAGATGACAGTGCCATCAACCGGGAGCACCGAGGCCCAAGGCCCCATCGCGCGCGCTGCGCCGACGACTGTCCCAGAGGTGTAGACGAACTCCACATCCATCGGGCTTCCGAACGCCCGGACACCCTGCCCGGTGAAGTTCGGGGCGCAGGATAAATGCGCGGATTTCAGCTTCGGATGATCGACGCGAATGAGGGCAATATCATACTCCCGATTTGCCCAAAGCACCACACCTTCGCGGTCAATGACGCTGCCATCGTCGCCTTTGACCAGCATGGATTTGTTCTGGCCGACAACGTGAGCGGCTGTAATCAGGAAACCATCGCCAATGTGGACGGCAGAGCCCGAGGTATTCCCGGCCTCCAGCTTCACATAGGCAGAGGGCTCATAGAAGCCGACAGGGATGTTGGATGATGCATTCCACGTCAGCCCAGCGGCCAACGCTACGATTGTGGACGCGGCTAAGCCGCCCCACAGGAGGAGCTTGTTCATGGGATGTGCCTTTGGAGGTTGTGGCCGGGAAACCTGCGCAGGAATGCAGGCTGGAACCGGGAAAAGTGCCTTTTATGGTACAGGTGCTAGAGGACGTTCACCCGCTGGCGGGTTAGTGGGCTAGGTCAGCCAAGCCCACGTATGGCCGTACTTGATGCCACTGACGGCACCTTTTGAAACGCCGAACTCGGCGGCGATATCATGCAGGTAGACGCCTTCCGAAATTCGCTTACGGATGGCCCATACTTGCGCTTCAGACAGAACGTTGCGGACATTGGTCGTGCCACGATGCACCGGAGGCGGAACGGCAACTCCGTGCACCTTGCGGTCTGCCATATTCTCTGACCGAGTGCCCCAATAGAGGTGGCTAGGATTGACGCACCCTGCATGGCCCCTGCCGCATTCGTGGCACCCCTCATGCGCTGGGGAGGGCTTGGGGCCTACGGTCTTTTCCAGCACATACACATGGGCTAAGGCTGGCCCATTTCTGCCTGCTAAGCGCCCGTGCCCAGAGGCGGCGCGATGGAAGGGAAAGGGCAGGCAATTGTCGCCCCTGAAGGGCACTGCGATTTCGTCCAGCCACCTGAGCGCTTCGCCGCGCTTTGGCTTGCCGTCTCGATTTCTTGCAACTATGAAGCTATCAGCCATTCGGGCGATCCTAACGCTCGTTTCGGTAGGGCTGGTTTGGTGGTTCGAAGCGCCAAATCAGCCCGAAAACTATAGCCTAAGACGTGACAATGTTCACGCGCGAACGCGATAGCTCCCCCTCGACATTGTGGAATGTCAGGGAATTAACACACTGCCCGGAAACAAAACCTGCCCCATGTTGCCACGCATCTTTGCCTGCGGGGCTGTTGAAGCTTTCAACTGTGACGCCCGCGAACTCGCGAGCATTCAATTTCTCCCGGTGGTGTATATGACCCGTCATGATGAAACGGTGCTCGGATGCGCCCCAATCCTCCGGGTGACGTGAGGCCATGATGAGGGGAAGCTTGTCCATCTTTGCCATGTCGCCATGGGCAGCACCGAGGAAGGTCTTGCCCCAACGCCACCACCAGAACCGGCTTGGGTCGTCGTCTACTTTGACCCGCGGGTGGCCTTCGTAGCGCAGGGCCAGAGCCAGGGACACGGCAATGGCCGACTGGTCGTCATGATTGCCCGGCAGCAGCCGAACGATGACGGTCTGATGCTTGCGCAGCGCTAGCTCGATGGTGTGGACCACGAGCTTGGTGGCGACCTTGAGCACCTTGGGATAGCGGCCGTCCACGTCGAGTTTGTGCCCGGAACGTGCCGTCATGTTGTCGTAGTTGTCGGCGTGGAGAAGATCCCCGAGCCCGAGCACCACGGCAGTCTCAGAAGCGGGGGAGCGTGCCACCAGCCGCTCCATAGCCTTGCCGATGGCGGCTTCCGCAATGGTCAGGTCCCAGTCCTGCTCCACCTCTCGATGCCAGGCCAGAAGCCCGATATGCCAGTCAGCGAGGGGATAGACGGTGGCCAGTTCGGGTTCAGAGGAAACTGGTGGTTCAGCTATTTCAGCCGTTCCGCGGTATTCCTCGAATGCGCCGGCGATCGCTTCGGTGATTTCCTCGAAGCTGGGTTGGCCGGCCTTGGTCTTCACCCATTGGCTGATGATGGTTCCATCGCCGGAATACTGGGTCGAGACGCCTTTGACGACATGGCCGGCCGGGGCCGCGTGAACAATATCTTCGTCTAGGCCGGCCGCAATGGCGCGCATGAGGCGGTGATTGTAGGTGCCGCGGTTTACGCCTAGAGCATCGGCGGCGGCTGTCTTGGAGCCGTGTTGCTTGAAGGCCTGCATGGCCTCCTGCATCAGCTCCGCGGTTAGCGGAGGTGTGGGCATTACGACCCCTTCCAGAAGTTCAGCCCGCTATTCACCAGCCACAGCACGGCTCCAAGTATCGCCATAATGACGGCTATGCCCACTTTAGAGGCCACGCCATCGACGGCCTTGCGCAGCCTGCGCATGAACCGGAAGTCCTCGCGGGCTTGGTCTATGTGGTCTGGGCCATCGACCCGAAGGCCGAAGTCGCCCATTTCCTCACGGACGGCTCTGCGGACGACGCCCTCTAGCTGCGCCAGTTGTTCGGGGGAGAAAGCATCGCTCATTCACGGTTTCTTTCGCAGCGTCGTGGGATCATGGTTGTAGCCATCGGTCGGTCCTTTTCCGGCAGGTGGTTAGGCTCCGTTCGGTGGTGACACACCGGGCGGGGCTGCTTGTTTGACGCTGTGGATGTTCCCGAGCGGGAACAATTGGGGTTGGGGAGGCTGAAAGGTTCCCGTACGGGGTCAGCGGTCGAAGATCGTCCGTACCTTCTTCTTCGGCGTCGCCACTGGGGCTGCATCCTTGCCGGATACGTGCTCGTGGGGTTCGGCCGGCGCTGAACGGATAGCCACCAGCAGGGCAATGACAGCAGCCACGCCCCACTTGCCGAGGGCAGCGCCTACAAGCATTCCACAGACGAACGTGAAGCCTGTGAGGCCGTAGGGAAACCACGCCAGCCATGCGGAGACGACGCTATCGACGCATTCGCCGGGAGCGAAGAGACAGCTAAGGCCGCTCATTGCCACACCATCGCGAGTGGGATGAGGAAGGCTGCGGCCTGCAATGCCCCGCCGATAGTCGCCAGCGGGTGCGCGCCTTCGTTGCGGGCGACGACGACGAACCGGACCTCACGCGCGAGAAATCCGAGGAGGATGAGTGTAGCGAAGATGCTCATTTCTTCACCCCCGGCTTGGTCGGGAGCGGCGCGTTCGTTGCGCGGTAGACCCCGAGGCTCGTGAGGGAACCGATGAGGAGGTCTTGCACCAGATAATCGAGGCCCGGAATGAGGATGCCCGCGTGTCGGGTCCACACCATGAGGCCGATGCCGCCCGCCGCCGCGACGAACTTGGCGTAGGGCTTCAAATACTTGGGTAGCATAGCAAAATCCTTCGACTTTCACTAGCAGAAACGCTAGGATTTGCAGGCGTTACAGGAGATTTCGGATGAACGATTACGTGCAGACGGCGATAGCTCTCTTGACCGGCAGCATCCCGGCGGCTCCGGTCCCGTACTACGGACCCGGCCCATCAGCGCTGAACGCCAAGGTGGTCGAACTTCGCGGCAGAGGGCTTAGCGTGCGCCCGGCGCCCGGGCCGATCCCCGGACTATGGGAAGTCAGTGGTCATCCCGAACTGACGACCGCACAGCTTCTCAGCCTTTAGGCTTCCAAAGCCTAGCGAACACGCCCACCACCAGTTCAATGATGACGGCGAGCCAGTTTTTCGCCTCACTGGCGGGCTCGGACGGTTCGGCTGGTGTGGTAGCGCCCGAGAGGAACAAAGCGGCCTCTGCGGCTCGCCTGCGG